TAATGACGCTAATGGAAATGCTTTGGCATATGATGCTGGTTTTGTAGATGTATATGTAAATGGTGTTCGTATGTCACCAGCTGATATAACTGTAACATCAGGAGATACAGTTACTTTTGCAAATGCTTTGGCAAATGGAGATGAAGTAGACATAGTAGCATTTGGTACATTTTCTTTAGCATCAATAAATGCAAGTAACCTTGATAGCGGCACAATACCTGATGCAAGATTTCCAGCCACACTACCAGCTATTAGTGGAGCTAACCTTACTAATTTAGATGCAACAGATCTAACTGGCACTGTAGCTAGTGCAAGAATAAGTGGATCATATACTGGTATTGTTGGCACTGGTGCATTAGATGCTGGATCAATCACAAGTGGATTTGGTAACATTGATATCGGATCTAGCACTATTACAACTACTGGTGATATTACTGGTGGAGCTATCAAAGCTGGAAATGGCAGTGAATCTGCACCCTCCATTTTATTTAGTAGTGATGCTGATACTGGAATCTATAGAAAAGATGCTGATGTAATTGGATTTGTTACTAATGGCGTTGAAAGGATGCGAATAACTGATAGTGGTCGTATTGAATTTGAAGTGCCAACTAATCAAACTGGTTCACTCCAGGATCAACGTCTTGATTGGCGTAACGAAAACAATGCTGGGATTATGGCAAGTATTGGTGTAGTTCGTGAAGCAGATGGAAATGCTCCAGGTGCTTTAGTATTTAGAACAAGCACTAATGTTGATAGTGCATCTAATAATAGTGATGGTGAAATTTCTGAAAAGATGCGTATAGATAGCCAAGGTCGTGTAGGCATAGGAGGAACTGGAAATCCTACATTATATGTAGTTAATAGTAATGCTGGGGCTGGGTTGACTGCTGCAAATGCAACAGCAGTATTTCATGGTTCTGTTGATACAGGAAAAGGTGGCTGTATAGGTTTTGACTTTGGAGCATCACATACAAATTATCCAGTAGGTATAGGTTATATTATTACAAGTCAAACAGCTTCTACAAATGGTGCTTTAGGATTTTTTACTAGAAGTGGAACTGGAGATGATGCACCTTCAGAACGTATGCGAATACACCCAAATGGTAACATTTCTATGCAGAATACTGATAACCAAGCTCTTTTGAAAATATTTGGACACTTGCAATCATACAATGGTCTTATGATTCAAAATGGTACAAATAATACTGGTGGTCTTTTTGTTGCTTTTAGAAAGTTTGATAATGTTACAATAGGTAGTATATCTCACTCAGGTAGTGGAAGTTCTGTAGCTTTCAACACAACCTCAGATTATAGATTAAAAGAAAATGTATCATACGATTTTGATGCAACATCAAGATTGAAAAAACTTAAACCAGCTAGATTTAATTGGATTGCTGATAAAGATAATACTGTAGTAGATGGATTTTTAGCACATGAAGTATCGGATATTGTGCCAGAAGCTATAACTGGTACAAAAGATGACACACAAAACATAGGTACAGTAAAAGATAAAGACGATAATGTTATAGATACGAATATATCTGAAGCACAGTTTGCAGAGGGTAAAAAAGAAACTGTGGATAGTGATGGCAATAAAAAAGAGTCTTTATACCCATCAACACATACATGGGAAAAAACTGGATCAGAAAATGTTTATCAACAAATAGACCAGGCAAAACTTGTGCCTTTACTTGTAAAAACCATACAAGAATTAGAAGCTAGAATTACAGCGTTGGAGAGTGCATAATGACAAGAGCAAAAGATATATCGAAGATTATTACTGCACCAGCTTTTGGTGGTTTGACATATCCTACAAGTGATGGATCTAATGGTCAGGTCATACAGACTAATGGAAGTGGTACATTATCTTTTACAACTATTACTGGTACTACAATAAATAATAATGCAGACAATCGTATTATTACTGGTAGTGGTTCTGCAAACACTCTTGAAGCAGAAGCCAATCTTACCTTTGATGGATCTACTCTTGATTTAGGAGATAATATACAAGCTAGATTTGGTGCTTCACAAGATATGCAAATATTCCATGATGGCAGTGATTCTAAGATTGTTGAATCAGGAACTGGTAATTTAATATTACAATCTGATGGAACAGAAGTTCGCATTATGAATGGCTCTGAGTTTATGGGCAGATTTCAAAATAATGATGCAGTGAAATTATTTTTTGATAATAGTAAAAAATTTGAAACTGTTACTGGTGGTGTAACTGTTACTGGCACTTGCACTGCTACAACATTTAGTGGAAGTGGAGCAAGTCTAACAAACTTACCAGCATCAGGAACTTTTAGAACTGCTGTTGCCAGTGCTGTGCAAAGTGGGGCTATTAGTATAGGCACAAACTCAACAACTATTTCGGCAGTTAGTGTAACTGTTGCTGATGCAAATGATAGAGTAGTAGTATTCGCACCAACACATTTAGACACACAAAGTTCATCAACGTCAGGTCAAGGTTTAATTTCAATATTTAGAGGTAGTACAAATTTGGGTAATAATGCTTTTCTAGCAGAAAGTGCAAGGCTTCGATGGTTTAATATGTTAATGGCACATGATACCCCAGGAGCTGGTACACATACATATTCAGTACAAGCATCAAAAAGTAATGGTTCTGTAACTGCAAATGGTGGTGGAGCATATTCATACATAATAGCTTTTGTGGAGACAGTATAATGGCAAATCTAAAAATAATAGAAGCACTACAACAGTTAGGAATTGAGGGTTGGTTTTTAAATAATGATGTAGTTATAGATAATGAAACCAAATTTAACGCTAACTTTAAAAGAGAAAATGGTGCAGACGAAAATGGGTTTGCAACTTACTCAACTGATACAAAAGATTTTGGTGTAACATGGAAACAAATATCTGATGCTTTTGCTGATGGTGGTTTAGTATCACTAAATATTTTAAGAAAACAACGTAATGATTTATTGACAGAAAGTGATTGGACACAGACTGCTGATAATGCTTTATCAAGTGATAAAAAAACAGAATGGGAAACTTATCGCCAGGCACTTAGAGATTTACCAGCAAAAGCAAAACCAAAATTAAGTGATGATGGTTTGTCTATTTCAAACGTAACATTTCCAACAAAACCAAGCTAAGAGGGATCTATGACAGAAGAAGCAAAAGTAATTACTATAGATGGCACTGAGTATAAACAAGAAGATCTAACACAAGATCAAATACATCTTATTAACAAAGCAAGTAAGTGGCAAGCTGAAGCTAACAGACTAAAAGAAAATTTTGATGATGCGAATAGATTACATCAATCTTATTTGTTAGATTTGAAAACATCACTTGCTAACAGTGAAACTTTGAATGACATAAAAAACGCAAAGGCTGAATAATGGCAAAACCAAATATACAATCTGTAAAGGCTGAACTAGATACACTAGCAGCTCTTAGCCAGGAAAGATTTATAGAATTACTCAATCGAGTTAAGCGCTTGGAAGCTGTCCTCA